GACACCTATCTTACTACAGGTATATTTTGGGCTTGGTCAAATGCAAAAGGATTTTTTGATTCAGTTACTTATACAGGAAATGAATCATCTGGTAGACAAATTGCTCATAATCTAGGTGCTACTCCAGAAATGATTTGGATTAAAGAATTAGGAGGTACAAGTAATTGGGTTGTATATCATAAAGGTTTAAATGGTGGTACTGATCCCTATAACTATGTACTAACAGGTCTTAATAATGGTTATGATGAAGCCTATAATACTGCATATTTTGGAGCTGCACCAACATCTACAACTTTTACAATCGGAAATAACCAAGCTAGTAATGAAAACTCAATAAACCATGTAGCTTTTTTATTTGCATCAGCTACAGGTGTTTCTAAAGTTGGTTCTTTTAGTCATTCTAATGGTTCTAGCACAGATGTAGATTGTGGATTTAGTTCTGGCTCAAAATTTGTATTAGTTAAAGATAGAGATCAGGGTTCAGATAGTGGTGATTGGTACGTTTGGGATAGCACTAGAGGTATTGTTTCAGGTAATGATCCTTATACACTTTTAAATTCAGATGCAGCAGAAGTTACAAATACAGATTATATTGATACACTTAGTAGTGGTTTTCAAATTGCTAGTGGCTTTGCAACTGGTGATTACATATTTTACGCAATAGCAGCATAGGAGATAATAATGGGTTGGGTACGAGAGAGAAGCACAGGTAGGGTAATGACGGATACTACTTGGATTGTAGAAAATAAATCTAAAAGACCACCACAACCTTTGACCACAGAGTTTATGGAACATAATCAACTTGATCCTGTGTTTGAAGGTTCAAGACCTTCTACTACTCCTCCTTATCAAACAATAGTAGATGATGGAGTAGAGTATAAAACTGATGGTAAGTGGTACACTAAGTATAAAGTAGGTCCTGTTTATAGTGACTATACAGATAAAGATGGTAAGACTGTAACTGTAGAAACTCAAACTGCTACTTACAAGGCAGGTGTAGATACAAGAGTAGCTGAAGAAAATAGAAATCAAAGAAATAAATTACTTGCAGAAACAGATTACTTTGGTCTTTCAGATGTAACAATGGCAGACAATATGAAAACTTACAGACAGGCTCTAAGAGATTTACCAAAACATTCTAAATGGCCTCACTTGGAAAGTAGTGATTGGCCTACTAAACCTTCATAGGAGAGATAATGGCACACAAGGTAGTAAAATATAGATTAACAGCAGAAGGCACAATACCAACTTTCTTAAAGTTTGGTGTACCTCAAGGAACAGGTGGTATGTTTCCTGTCAAAGATAGTACAGCAAGTCCAAGAGATCATGTGATGATTGGTATTGCAGATGATGGAGCAGATATATCTAGCTCTGAAGGTGAGATTACAAGTAAGGATGCTTTGACTACATATCTTACAAGTGTGAGTAGTGGTAAAGGTTGGAAACAAACAGCATCAGATGGTAGTGAAGAAGATTTTGTACCTGCAACTCATGCTACAATAATATGGAATGATTTAACAACATTAAATGGTGGATAATTTGAAAACTGATTTAGTAGTAAAAGATATACAGAATGCTTTGGTTAAAGTAAAACCAGAATATAAAACTATGTTGAAGAACATAGATAAAAAAATGCCTGTTATACAAGAAGCATCTAGTAACTTTCATAAGTCACACTCACAGTTTATGGGTGTAACACTTGATGTTACTGCTATTACTCCTGTTCGTTCTATTAAACATACACTAGCAGAAGTTAATAAAACAAAGAATGCCCTGCAAGAAGCTCACATTAGAATGCAAAAGAAAGCTGTAGAACTAAAGATGAAACAGCGTGAGTTACTTGAGTGTCAAGATGATCTTGAAAGAGAAATGTTAGAGATAGAAATATTAGAACTACAAACACAATCTGTTAATTCACAAGATGCTGTACAGGGTGCAATACGTAAGATGAACTTCTTTGTCAATCAATATAACTCTTTGTTAAAACATCTAGGAGTAGATGAGATTACAGAAGAGATGTATGAGAAAGAAGAGAACAGATACCACATAATGACAGCTATGAAACAAGCTCTTACTAGTGCTAGACCTAGAGGTGGTATTATAGATGAAGGTAACATGATCTATCTCTTTGATTTAGGTATTAGTGGTGCTCAAGCACAGGCTGAAATATTTGCTTATCTTAATACAGAAAATGAACTAATGAAGAATGGTAAAGCACCTACACATGAGATGACTATGCGTTGGCTAGAAGCTTGTGCAGATAAGTGGGAAGGTGATCCACAAAAGTTTGCAGAACGTAGAGGTTTTACTCTTCTTGATAAACAGTCATTGACTAATACTAAGAAGATAGAGAGTAAGACAAAGCACTAATGTTTGATCCAATCACGATAGGAGCTTGTTTAACAACAGCAAGTACTGCATTCTCAGGATTAAAGAGAGCCTTTCAAGCAGGTCGTGATATAGAGCAAATGAGTGGTGATTTATCAAAGTGGATGAGTGCTGTGTCTGATATAGAACAGAAAGAAAAACAGGCAAAGAACCCACCTATCTTTCGTAAAGTCTTTGGATCAGTGGAGCAGGAAGCACTTGAAGCATTTGCTGCTAAGAAGAAGTTAGAAGAACAGAGATACGAACTTAAAACTTTCATACAGTTTTCTCATGGACATAAAGCTTGGGATGAGTTAATAGCAATGGAAGGTAAGATCAGAAAGATCAGACAAGAACAGCTATATAAAAGACAAGAGTTTAAAGACAGGTGTATTGAAGGTTTATTTATATTGTTTTTAATTTGTACAATTGTAGGTTTTGGTTGGCTTGTGTGGTATTTAAAATCAATTCAGGAGTAGTAGATGGAAATTAGTGCATGGATGTTTTGGAACATTATCTTAACATTAGTAATAGCTCCTGCTGTATGGGCATTTAGAGGACTTGTACAGGAAGTAAAACGTATTGATATACTCATAAATAAAACAAGAGAGGAGTATGCTACACGTAAAGAACTTAGAGATGATCTTACACAGGTAATGGATGCACTACATAGATTAGAAGATAAACTAGATAAAGTATTGAGCAAGGATTAGATAGATGGCAAAGAAAATGACAGCAACAGAAGCTGCAGCTAAATTAACAAAAGCTTTTAAGTTAGATCCACCTCTTCCTAATAGATGGTCAGTTATATTTAGGGCAGCTGAAAGATTAGGACATTCTGCTAGAGCAATGATTAATGCTGATGAAGGTGCATTTGTACAAAGTGAAGCATTAGGTTTTTCTAATGGTGGTTATGTTAAAAGTTACATAAATGATTCAGGTACACTTGTTAAAGAAAGAGAAGATGGATCACTTACAAAATTTGGTGCTGCAGGTAATGTAGTTGAATTTGATGCTCAAGGTAATGTAGCTTCTAATGTTTATGGTGGTCATACATTAGGTCAAGATAAAAAAGCTAGTGTTAAACAAGAAGAGTTAGATCAAGAAACTCTTGGTGCTCTTAATCAAACATTTTTTAATCCTACTATTAAAAGGGGTGATAGACAACTTATACCGGGAAGAGATGGTAGTGGTGGAAGTGCTGATTTTTTTGGTAGAGATTCAACAAATGTAACTAAAGATGCTTATGATGCTAAAACATCAGGTGGTGATGGTGGTGAAGGTATTTTACGTGGTAGAGGAGAAAGAGTAAGTCAACTTGTTGATCAAGGTGCAGCTGTCTTTTTTGATCCTACTAGTGGTACTGTAAAAATACAAACTCCAGATGGATCAGTTGCAGATCTTGCTTATAGTGCAGCTCAATATGCTGTAGGTCAAGGTTTAGTAAAAGGAAAACCTACTTTTGGTGCTCAAGAAAAAACTAAAGAAGAAGATACTACACCTGCTCCTACAACTCCTGCTCCTCCAGTCATGTCAACACCTAGACAGTCTGCTCCTGCTCCTGATATGCCTAAAGCTGTCTCATTAGAGCCTAGTCAAGCAGAAATTGATAGAGCTGCTGAAGTTTTTGTTGATGATGCTGTAGTTTTACCTACTGGTAGTTATGATTCGCCATCAATACAATTACCTACTGTAGAAGCTCCTGAAGGAACAACAGCAGTAGATGCACCAACATTTGAAGCTAATGTACAAAGACAAGCTGAACAGTTTAAACAAAGAGGGATAGATCAAGCTCAACTTATACAGCCACAAACTCGTGCAGAAAAGATAGCAGCAGGTCAAACTGCAGGAAGACTTGAGCAAAGACTTTATCAAAACAGACAGGGTATGTCTACGTATATTCTTGGTGTGTATAATAGTGAAGGTGTGTGGACTCCTTCTCAACCTATACCTCAAGGATACAGAGAAGCTAATGTAGGACAAGTACCTTATCTTGTACAGCAAGCAGCATCTGCTCCTGCTACACCTAATGTTGATGTGACTACAAACCCTTTTGGTGTACCTGCAGATAAAGTTGGTGATCCAGAATATGTTAATGTTTATCAAGGTGGTATGATTAGAGGTTATAGTCCCGGTGGTATGCCACAGACTGATGATTTTCCATTGCCTAACGAAGAAGATGAAACTAATCCTACAGTTAATGTTGCAGGACAACAACTTGATAAAGGACAAGTAGCACAAGGTCAAGCTGATCTTACTGCAGGTGCAATGTTAGATCCTGCAGGTACAGTAGTAGCTCCTCCTGTGTCACAAATTAATCCTGATGCAGAAGGTACAGTT